CAGTAAGTTCCATTAGGTGGTCGGTTACCTGTTGAGTCTGCAATACAGATGTAGCCCTTAGCACCTTCAGTTACAAGGTCACCAATTTTATAGGCGGTAGAGTTATTGTAGGCACCCTTAAAGTCGATACCTTCAAGCATTAAATCCCAGTGTGTTGTTACTGTTGGAAGGTTTCCTGATGCTTCTAGCGTGTTCTTGTATACGTAGAGGTTACCACCATAACGAACTACGTCATTTAGCTCATACGCGGTAGACCCAGAATATGTGCCCTTAAAGACAAACCTAAGTTTGCCTAAATCAATAATTTGCGCCACTAGTTAACCTCCATATATAGATGGTCTGTAGACCAACTTAGTTTTAATAAACTAGTCGTCCACACCCAAACCTTGTAATCATTATCTCGTAAAATGTTGTCTTTTGGAAGGTCAACTACTGTTCCATCATTGGAATCAATTTTACTTACAGTAAGGCGGCCCGTAGTTGGGTTTAGTTTCCATCCGTAAAAAGTTTTGTCACCAATCTCTTCGATAGTAGGGTAGCCACCAACAGCGCTAGCAAGAGGTAGGGTGTCCCTGGAATCGGAACCAATAACTGTTGCTCCAGTTAAATCACTGGTATTTGCATAACCTGGCATTTTTTCTCCTATACCGTAGCTACTTGGTCAATACCTTGAATATAAAACGCAAGGCCTTCAGACCCAGCGACTTTTACGACATCAGTTGGGTTTACGCCAAATCTAAAAGTCTCATACACATTAAATCCAGATACAGGTAGGGAGTAGGCAATTATTCCGTAATCATCTGTATCAGTCACTCCTGTAGGAATTACGTATACGTAGACACTCGCGTCAGTTGAATGGGTGTTTGCTGCGATTACAGATACTAGGTAGTTATCATCAGCTGTAAATAAAGTAATACCGCTAGAACCAAAAGCCACCTCTGTAGATAGCTTAGTTATGCCGCGGCGTTCAATTGCTGCCATTTAATATCCTAACCACCACGTAGTTGCTAAGTCAGCACTTCCGGCTGTTCCTGTACCAGCAGGACCTGTTGGTCCTTGTAAACCTTGTGGTCCGGTTGGTCCTAAGTCTCCTTGTATACCTTGTGGACCTGTCGGTCCAGCAGGAGCTGCGCCAACTTCAACCCAGTAGTTGTCATAGTATATGAAAGCTTTACCAGTTTCTGGGTCAAACCAGGCATCACCAGTTACTGCAGAAGTTGGTAATGTTGAATATGCAAAGTTTCCTTGTGGTCCTGTTGGCCCAGTAACTGTGCTAGCAGCACCAGTTGGTCCTGTTGGACCAGTTGGACCAGTAACTGTGCTAGCAGCACCTGTTGGTCCTGTTGGACCAGTTGGACCAGTAACTGTGCTAGCAGCACCTGTTGGTCCTGTTGGACCAGTCGGTCCAGTAACTGTGCTTTCTGCACCTGTTGGACCAGTCGGTCCAGTAACTGTGCTAGCAGCACCAGTTGGTCCAGTCGGTCCTGTCGGACCAGTAACTGTGCTTGCTGCTCCTGTTGGTCCTGTAGGACCAGTATCTCCTGTAGCACCAGTTGCACCAGTCGGTCCTGTTGGACCTAATTCACCAGCAGGACCTGTTGGTCCAGTCTCTCCTTGTGCTGCTGCAGTTCCAGGAATACCTTGAGGTCCTGTCGCACCAGTTGGTCCTGTCGGACCTACTTCACCAGTTGAACCTGTTGGACCTGTCGGTCCAGTAACTGTGCTTGCTGCTCCTGTTGGTCCTGTAGGACCTGTTGGGCCAGTATTACCAGTAGGACCAGTTGGTCCTTCTACTGTGCTAGTTGCACCAGTTGGACCAGTCGGTCCAGTACTACCAGTTAATCCTGTAGCTCCTGTGGCACCAGTTGGTCCAGTAGCTCCCACATTTCCTTGAGCTCCAGTTGGTCCAGTTGCTCCTTGTAATCCTGTGCTTCCTGTAGGACCCGTAGGTCCAGTAACTGTGCTTGCTGCACCTGTTGCTCCTGTCGGTCCTTGTGTACCTTGTGGACCAGTAGGTCCTTGAATATTTCCAACGTTTTCCCAAACATCATTTGCTTGGTCCCATACATAAAGGCTTCCGTTTACTAGATAACCTTCGCCAGCATTTCCAGTTGGCTGTGCAGCATTGAGTGCTGCTTCACTGTTATAAGAACCTAATATATTTACGCCAACACCAGCGGGACCAGTTGGTCCTGTTGCACCTGCAGTACCCGAAGCACCTGTTGGGCCTGTTACACCAACAGGACCTAGTGGACCAGTTACACCTTGCGGTCCAGTAGGTCCAGTTAAACCTCGAGGACCCGTGGCTCCTGTAGGGCCTGTAGAGCCAACAGGACCAGCAACGGAAGATGCGCTACCTGCAGGACCTGTTGGTCCGGTAGCACCTGTAGGACCTTGTGAGCCTGTTGTACCAGTAGAGACAATTACTTCAACAGGAGTTTGCGGTGTGACAATAATTTCATCAGGCATCAGTCAGTAACTTCTCTTTCGCAGAATATTTGTCCACGAATATAAGTTTGTTCAAATGTTGGGTCACTTATTGAAGTAGCTTGTAAATCCCAAAATGCTCTTACAGGTATAACTTGTGTCTGTGCTTTAGTTAATGCAAGTCTTAATTTTTTAGTAGTTGAGTTTTCAACTGTAATTGTAAAAGTAGCCCACAGTGATGGAGAGCTAGGATATGTTCTAATTTGGGCTTTAAATACTAAATCATTAAAATTAGTGTTGTCTGGAAAATCAAATATTCCATACCAAGAGTCGCCCTGCTGAAGGATGATGTCATAAATTCCAGCTGTGCTTGGAAGAGGCGTTCTGCCAGTCATGTCGTTTGGAAGGTATACACGCTCTGGACGACGTGAGTCATCGATTTCTTGAGGCATGAATATTGGAACAAGCTTGTTAGTAGTTCTGCTTACTCGACGTAGAGTAGCGACCTCAATGCGATGTATACCAATATTTAAAGCAGCGCATAGCATTTTGTACTGTTCCATGCGTTGTTGTATAAGATTTGTAAGCTGGTGGTATCTCTCAGAACGCGGAATGGTCACGCCGTCTGGTGCGAAGATGTTGATGTCAAAAGCAGCGTCTGTGGCCAATGTGTATAGGCCTTCTATCGATGACAAAATGGTTACTGGGTATACCTCAACTTCAGGAAGCATACCTATAGTCATGGCTCTTCCATAGCTATCTGTTCTATTGAAAGTGTGTTGAGTTACTGCAGTATTAACAAAATAGGTAATTTCTGAATCTGAAAAATATCTAAACACGCTTCCTGTCACAGTAATGACTGAGTTATTAGCAGGAGCTGTTACGAAGTGAATAACTCCGTGTTGAGCCTCAATAGTAAAGTGAGTTGGGTTAGCTCTAGCAACACCGTTTACGGTCACTAGTAATGTTGATGTATCAACGGGCTTGACGCCAAGAACAAAATCTACGGTACTTCCGTCACCTGTGAAAGTCTTCGTGAATTGTTTGGGTTGGTCACCAAGCTCCATACGGACCTTAGATACTAGGTCTGCAAGAGTTGCCACATTTACTCCTTATTCACGCATAACAGGCTACTCTAATGGTGCCGTGTAGCAGGTTTAAAAACTGGTTAAACGAAACAGCGGGCTACAAATAGCGCCCGCTGCCCCGCCTAATCGTGCGTTTAGAGAATCTGAGCCACGTATCCTTTTTCCTGAAGGTGAGCTGCAACGTCTTTAGTAACAGAATATTTGTTACCAACCTTAAACGTATAACTAGTTCCTGCACCTAAAGTCATGTTTTCAATGTCATCTGTAACACGGATAACTACTGTGTCGTTTCCAACTGCTCCAGTTGTTTTAACTTCATCAACTACGATAGTGGTTAGACGGTTTGGCTGTGTTGCGTCGATGATTTCATTCTCTGCTTTGAACTGCGCTTCCGCAGTAGCTAGAGACATTTCACCTGCACGCTTTGATTGCTCTTCAGCAAATTCTTTAGCAAGGGCTTCTCGCTGGCGTCCTGTGTAATCAGTCGCCTTCGGTCTATTATTAGCCACGTTATATCCTCCGATTTAGTATCTGTTGTTTTTGGTTAGGGGCGGGTTTTTAGGCCCGCCCCCGAACTTTTTAAATTAGTTGGTTTCTGCAATAACTACAGCCTGGTCAGTAATTAGACCAAGACCGAAGATTGAGTACCAAGCAAGTGCATGCTCACGACCGAAGTCAAGAATACCGCCATCGCGGAGTTCAACTGGAAGTGAGATTGCGTGACCGAATGCGTTATCTCCAATGAAGATAGAGTCATAGCGGTCTGAACCACCGTTACCGGTGAATTCAGCTGGTGAAATATATCCGCCGCCTGCTGTAACTGTTGGAGTTGTAGCAGTATCGGCTGAGTAAGAAGTACCAGCACCACCAGCGACCTTGCGGACCTGAGTGGTTTCGATGAATACGCAGTCGTATAGACGTCCGATTTCACCAAGCATGAAGTTTCCAGGAGCGGCGTACTTCGTTACTTCGATGAACTCAGGAACGTCACGTAGACGACGTGATTGGTGAGGGTGAACGAATGCCACATAGGTCTCACCTAAGCGTGGAATGTTCTTTGTTGACAAGGTCTCAACTGCATCCTTGACTACGTGAGGAGTCATGTTGAATGCACCGGTCATGCTTGCACGAGTTGTGCCTACAGTTCCGTAGCCGTACCAGTCATTTGCAGCTGAAAGACCTGAACGGTCTTCGCCGTAAATCTTGGATGTTGCTGAGTAGAGTGTGTCGCGGCTCAACTTATCAAGATAAAGAGCCATGTTGCGTCCTAGAAGACGTGAAGCAGAAGCCATAACGTCATCGAAAGAAGCATTAAGTAGTAGCTCAGAAACTGCAAGAGCATATCCATGCTCAGATACAGTGATTGAGAACTGTTGCGCTGTTAGCGCATTTGTCTGCATACGTACACCTTCGACAAGTGCGTTAGCAAAGCCGAGGTTGTTGTAACGTAGGAAGTTGATTTGAAGACCAGGTGCAACACCAAGTTCAGTCTTCTTGACTGCGAATTGCTCAAAGCGAAGGATTGGCAT